TACCTTTAGCCTTAAATTAAACCCTACGATTTATAATTATAATGAGGTTACAAAATATATGGCTGCTTATGCTGATTCAGATATAAGCCTTATACCCTTACTTGAAAGCAAGTTTACAGGGATGAAATCCAACTTAAAGGTTTTAGAAACGGCATCAAAAAAGAATCCTGCAATTGTTAGTGCAGTTAACCCTTATTTAAACTTACCTGTACATTATGTAAAAAAGCAATCTGATTGGTTTAAACATATTAGGGATTTGGTTAATGATGAGCAGATGCGTAAAGAATCTGGAGAGCAGTTATTTGAGTATTGTAATAAGCATTTCAATTTTGATGTGATAAATTCCAAAAGAAAGGACATTTATCAACAAATACTCTAATTGTGCCTGTAATAAAATGTAGTAACGGAAAGTATCGAATCGGAAATGGTGCTTGTATATACGACACAGAATCAAAAGCACAAGAGGTATGGACTGCGATAAGAACATCAATGGCAGTTAGTTATAACGACTATCCACAGGCTGCAAGGGTAAATGCACAAAGAGCCTTAAATATCAAAGAGCAATACGGAACTAATTGTGGCACACCTGTTGGCTGGGCAAGAGCAAATCAACTTGCTAAAGGCGAAAACATTACCAGAGAAACGATTGCGAGAATGTCTGCATTTGAAAGACACAGAGATAATTCTAAAGGAGACCCTAAAAAAGATTGTGGTGCTTTGATGTGGTTAGCTTGGGGAGGTACAGAGGGAATCGAATGGGCAAGTAGAAAACTTAAAGAGATTGACAATGGATAGTAGGAGTATCGGAATGTGTTTGGCTACTATGTTTTTAAATGTATTTGCTGAAATAAGCACAAATGATGTAGCAATGTATGTGGCAATCGGTGCAGGGTTAACAACCATCATTTATAATATATATAAGATATTTCACGAGTTCAAAAAATGAGGCAATTTTTCACAGAAGCCAATGACAGGTTTTCAATGAAGAGATTGTGCGGTTTTATAGCTACGATAAGTTTGTGCGGTAAATTGATTCATACACCAACAGATGCTCTGGTTTATGCTGTAGGTGGTTTAGCGATGGCATCACTTGGTTTAACGGCAGCGGAAAAGATATTTAAAAAGTATGAGGATAAGCAAACATCTGACATTAGCTGAACTGATAAGGAGTGAATCTGCAAAGAGGTTGGGTATTAGCAATATGCCTACAGATGAGCATATCGAAAACCTTAAGGAATTAGCAGAGAATATATTTGAGCCAATCAGAGAACACTTCAAGCATCCTATTTATATCAGTTCAGGATATAGAAGTCAGAAGTTAAATGCTGCGATTGGTGGTTCAATGAATAGCCAACATTCAAGAGGTATGGCGATTGATATTGATATGGATGGTACTGATATAAAAAATAGTGCTATCTTTGAGTATGCAAAAACTTTACCCTTCGACCAACTTATCTGGGAATTTGGAAACAAAGACAATCCAGATTGGGTGCATATAAGTTATTCTCCTTTACACCGCAGACAAATACTATATGCAAAAAAAGAATACGGAAAAACAATTTATATCAAAGGCTGACCTTTGTAATGAGTACAGGGAAAAGTATGGTTGGGATATGCCAACACTAAAACTTGCAAGAATAGTTTATGCTGAAAATAAACTACTTTTTAAAGATATTGAAGCAGTAAGAAGTTCGTTAAGAGCAATAGAGGGAAAGAAAGGTGGTAAAGGAATGAATAAATATGGCATAAGAAAACAATTAGAAAATAGACCATTAAATCCATATAATCTACCTGCAAGTGATGAAACTATTTATGAGCCTTTTAAGATTGATGCGAAAAGGTTGCTTGTACTTTCTGACATTCATATACCTTACCATTCTGTTAGTTCGCTTACGATTGCGTTCGATTGGGCGAAAAAACAAAAACCAGATGCGGTACTTCTAAATGGCGATACACTTGACTTTTTTGGTTTAAGCAGATATGCGAAAGACCCAAAGAAAAGAAGTTTTAGTTCAGAGTTAGAATCGTTTAAGGATTTCATACAAATAGTTAAACAAACCTTTGATGCTAAAATATACTTTAAAATCGGCAATCACGAGGAAAGGTATGAGCATTACCTTTGGATGAAGGCAGGGGAGATAATGGGTGTTGATGAATTTCAGATTGAAAATATATTAAAGGCAAGGGCAGAAGGCATTGAGATAATAGGCGATAAAAGAATAATGAAGGCAGGGGATTTGAATATTATACACGGACACGAATATCCTGGAGCATTTAGTCCTGTAAACATTGCCAGAGGTTTATTTACCAAAGCTAAGGTTAGTGCAATGCAAGGGCATAACCATCAATCAAGTGAACATACGGAAAGCGATATGAATGGCAAGATAACAACTACTTGGTCAATAGGTTGTTTATCAGAATTACATCCAATGTATATGCCATTAAATAAATGGAATCACGGCTTTGCATTTGTTGAAATAGATGGCGAGGATTTTCAAGTACAAAATAAAAGAATATATAAAGGTAAAGTTTTATGATTCCAAAAAAAGTAAACAAGATGACATTAGAGCAACAGGAAGCATTTTTATTAGAAAGGCTTATGGATTTACAAACTAAAGAAAAAGTGTACAGAAGAGCATTAGCTCAAGTAAGGGGTAAAACTAAAATAGAAGTTAGTGAAATAGATAGAATCGATTTAATGGAGTTAAAGGGTGGAGATTAAAGTCAAATATCAAAAGTTAGGTAAACAGAAGGTTTGGGGTTTAGCAGATTCCGAAGGCATTATCTATTTAGATAGTAGGCTAAAAGGCAAGAAGCATTTAGAGATATTAATACACGAATCATTACATTTACTTTATCCAGAGGCTGATGAAGATGAAATAGTAAACAAAAGCATATCTTTGTGTAACTTGATTTGGAAGCAGAGATATAGGCGAATAGAGGAGGATAAGAAAGAGCCTTTGCAAGATGGAACATTATGAGGAAACACACAAAGTTATATTTAGATTATTTTGGATATGTTAAAGATGATTTTATGGCTTGTGAAATTTGTGGAGGAAGGATGGTGGACATTCATCATATTGATTGCAGGGGTATGGGTGGGAGCAAGGATAAAGATAAAATCGAAAACTTGATGGGGTTGTGCAGACAACATCATTTAGAGTACGGAGATAAGAAAGAGTATATTGAATTTTTGAAAGAGAAGCATTTAACATTTATGCAATACTATGGCAAATAATATACATCCAACTGCTATTATAGGAGATAATGTTGAATTAGGAGATAACAATACTATTGGTGCATATTGCATTATAGGTACAATGGCAGAGCATAGACATTGCAAACATCTTGGTAAAGTTAAAATAGGAAATAATAACACTATCACAGGACTGGTTACAATAGATGCAGGAACAGAATTTACTACATTTATTGGGGATGGTTGCTATATAATGAAACACGCACATATCGGACACGATGCAGTTATATGTAATGATGTTACGATAAGTTGTGGTGCTAAAATTGGCGGTCATTGTATTATAGAAGATAAAGTAAACATTGGTTTAAATGCAGTCATTCATCAAAGGGTTACAATACCTGAAAGGTGTATGATTGGTGCATCTGGATTTGTAGGAAAGAAAAGTAATTTAAGGGCAGGATATAAATATGCAGGAGTGCCTGTAAAAGAATTAGGAATAAACGGATGAAAGTATTAATAGGATGTCTTGTTTATGGGAATAGACCTTATGACATTATACATAAGAATTTGGAGAATGCAGGACATCCATTTGAAGTTATGTTTATAAATAAGGAAGGCATAGCTAATGCTTTAAATGAGGCGATTTATAGGTATGAAGATTATGATGCTATTGGTTATTTGGCTAATGACATTGAAGAGCCAGAAGGGTGGTTAAAAAAGAAAGTAGAGGCATTGCAGACATATTATGAAGCAGGTATTGTGGCAAGTTCATTTGGTCAAGTAAATGCAATAGAATCTGATTTTATTATATCAAATTATTTAATATCTAAACAAGTTATTGAATCAGTAGGAATGTTTAATTTTGAATATTATCCTTATGGTGCTATTGACCTTGAATATTGTCAAAGATGTTGGATAGCAGGATTTAAAACATACTATGTTCAGAATTGTATAGCAAAGCATATAGGAAGCCACGCAACAGGAGATGAATATGGTTACAATAAAGAGGAAATGGTAATGAAGTATTGGGGTAAATATGTTAATGAGATTGACTTATACAAAAATAAAAGTAAAGATATTAGGATATGGCAAAACAAAGTGATAGCAGAAAGTTAAGTTTTGGCAAGAGAAAGAAAGGTAAAGCTAAAAAATCATATAATAAAAATGATAGAACAGAACGCAATTATCGAGGTCAAGGTAGGGGAAATTAAAGCTAACCCTAACAATCCAAGAATCATAAAGGATGACAAGTTTAAGAAACTTGTAAAGTCCATTCAGGAGTTCCCAGAGATGCTAAAATTAAGACCTATTGTCGTAAATGATGATATGGTTGTCTTGGGTGGGAATATGCGTTTAAAGGCTTGTAAAGAAGCAGGATTGAAAGAGATACCAATTATAAAGGCAAGTTCACTAACAGAAGAACAACAGAAGGAATTTATCGTTAAAGATAATGTAGGATATGGGGAATGGGATTGGGATGACCTTGCAAATAATTGGGATGCGGAGCAGTTAACAGATTGGGGATTAGATATACCTAACTTTGAAGCAGAGGTGTTGGAAGCAGAGGAGGATGATTTTGCAGTACCTGATGGAGGTATTGAAACTGATATTGTACTTGGAGATTTGTTTGAGATAGGAGAACACAGATTGATTTGCGGGGATAGTACCCAAACAGATACATTCTCAAAACTAATGGATGGGGAGATGGGAGATATGTGCATTACAGACCCACCTTATAATGTAGCTTATGAAGGGAAAACAAAAGATGCATTAAAAATAGAAAATGACTCAATGGGTAATGATGATTTCTATAAATTTCTTTATGATTTTTATAGTGCATTGACTACTGCGGTTAAAAAAGGGGGTGCAATATATGTTTGGCATGCTTCATCTGAAATTATAAATTTTGGGAAAGCAATGGTAGATGCAGGATGGTTATTAAAACAACAATTAATTTGGGTTAAAAATACAATGGTTATGGGTAGACAAGATTACCAATGGAAGCATGAACCTTGTCTTTATGGTTGGTTGGCAGGAGATAGTCATAAGTGGTATTCTGATAGGAAACAAACAACTATCATAGAATGGGATAAGCCTTCACGAAACGGAGAACATCCTACAATGAAGCCAATAGGTTTATTTTCTTATCAAATTAATAATAGTTCAAAAATTGGGGATATAGTTATTGATGCTTTTGGTGGTTCTGGAACTACAATGGTAGCTTGTGAACAATTAAAAAGAAAAGCAAGGATAATAGAATACGACCCAAAATACTGCCAAGTGATAGTAGATAGGATGCTTAAACTTGACCCAACATTAACAATAAAAAGAAACGGACAACCATATATTAAATAGTGAAATAATAGTGAGGATATGGCAAACGAACAAAATTTAACACCATTTAAAAAAGGCGAGGTTGCTAACCCTAATGGCAGACCTAAAAAGTATGTTAGCCTATTAAGGGATGCAGGGTATAAGCTATCTGAAATAAACGATACTATACAGGTAATGATGGCAATGGACTTAGATGAATTAAAATCCGTATTTGACAATCCGAAGGCTACCATTCTGGAGAAAACAATAGCTAATGCAATGCGTAAAAGTTTAAGCAAAGGTTCGCTATATAGCCTTGAAACGCTTTTAACAAGGGTTTATGGAAAGCCAAAGGAACAGATGGATATAACAAGCGACAATAAGATTGAGGTTGTATTTGTCAAGGGCAAAACAATACTATGATAATTGAAGTACCTGAAGCACATATTAATCAAGACAGAATCCTTGAATCAGAAGCAAGGTTTATTGTCGTTATGTGTGGTCGAAGGTTTGGCAAATCTGAACTATCACAGATTAAGATAATTACAGAAGCAGTACAGGGAAAACAGATTGCTTACATCACACCTACTTACTCACTTGCTAAAGTTTTCTTTAACATACAAAGCAGGTTTAAAAGCTTGATATTGAAAATGTACTTTATTTGTACTTACACTACCTATGTCAATCAATGGATAGAATACACCGCTTCCGCTAACACTATC